ATCCCGCTGGCGCAGCTCTACGTGCTCGATCAGATATGGCAGGCGCGCGGCGACACCTTCAATGGGCGCTTCGACAGCTCCATGACGCTATGGGAGGCGCTCACGCAGATCGCCCGCGTGGGGCGCGCCAAGGCATACCAGCAGGGCGGCGCGGTGCAGATCGTGCGCGACCAGGCGCAGTCGGTGCCGGTGGCGCTGTTCTCGCCGCGCAACACGGTGCGCGGCAGCCTCAAGGTGGATTACCTGATGCCCACCGCCGAGACGGCGGACGCGGTGACGGTGCAGTATTTCGACGAGGACACCTGGCGCCCGGCCGAGGTGACCGCCGCGCTTCCCGGCTCGACCGCCGCCAACCCGGTCAAGCTGCAGTTGTTCGGCTGCACCGACCGCGACCTGGCGTGGCGCGAGGGGATGTACATGGCGGCGTGCAACCGCTACCGGCGCAAGCCGATGTCGCTCAGCACCGAGATGGAGGGCTTCATCCCGACCTTCGGCGACCTGGTGGCGCTGTCTTCGGTGCGCCTGACGCGCGCGCAGTCCGGCGAGGTGACGGCGTGGGATGCTGCCAGCAAGACGCTGACCCTCTCGGAGCCGCTCACCTGGACGGCGGGGCAGGACCATTACTTCGGCCTGCGCAAGCGCGACGGCGGGTTCTCCGGCCCGTGGCTGGCCACGGCGGGGGGGACGGAATATCAGGCCGTGCTGGCCGAGCTGCCGGACATCACGCCCTACACCAGCAGCAACGAGGAGCGCACACATTTCACCTTCGGCATCGGTAGCGCCTACCGCCAACTTGCGCTGGTGACCTCGGCCACGCCGCGCGGTCTGCACCAGGTGGAGCTGTCGCTGGTCAACGAGGATGCGTTGGTGCACACGGCCGACCAGGGCACGACGCCCGCACCACTCGCCGCATGGGAGCTGCCCAAGGTGCCGACGGTGCCGGCGGTGACCGGGCTCAACGTGGTGCAGGGCGGAGCTCCGGACAAGCCCGTGCTGGCGATCTCCTGGCAACCGGCGCCCGGCGCGGATCACTACCTGGTCGAGCAGAGCGCCGACGGTGTGGCGTGGACCGGCGCGGGCAGCCCGACCACCGCGAGCCTGAGCATCCCGGTCACCGCAGGCCCGATCCAGGTACGTGTCGCCGGCATCGGCATCACGCGCGGTGCGTGGGCGTACTGGAGCGGCACGGCTGGCGCGGTGGTCGCGCCGCCCTCGGATGTAACCGGTTTGGCGCTGGCCGAGGCGTTCACCGGCCCGGTGGCCAACATCAAGTGGGACGGCACCGCGCGCGCCACCGGCTACACCGTGGAGGTGTGGGCGGCATCGACGCTGCGCCGCACGCGCAACGTGACCACCACTCAATTCAGCTATTCCGCCGCCGATGCAAAAGCGGACGGCGGGCCGTGGCGCGACCTGACCTTCAAGGTGCGCGCCACCGGCACCGGCACCACCTCGGCGGGCTGGGCGTCGCTGGTGGTGAACAACCCACAGGCTGGGCTGGTGGACAACATCGTCGTCACCGGTTTTCTCGCCTCGCTGATGGTGGAATACCAGCGCCCGGCGGCCAGCGATTTCGCCGGGGTGCGCGTGCATGTATCCACCACCAACGGCTTCACGCCGGACGCCAGTAATCTGAAGTATGAAGGGCCGGACAACGTCATCAACATCGACCTGAATCCAGGCAGCGCGACTTATTACCTGAAGCTCGCAGGCTACGATCAGTGGGGAACTGACGGCCTCACCATGTCGGCGCAGTACAGCGCCGCGACCTCGCTGATCGTCAGCACGCAGATCACCGACGAGGCAATCAGCACGCCGAAGCTGGCGGCGAATGCGGTGACGGCGGATAAGATTTCGGCCAACGCCGTTACGGCGGACAAGATCGCCGCGAACACCATTACGGCGAACAAGATGAACGTCACGTCTCTGTCAGCGATCAAGGCCGATCTCGGCACGGTGACCGCAGGTCGTGCGCAGAGTTCTAACAACAAGCGATTCATGGACTTGAACGCGACCGGCACGCAGCGGTTCCTGCAATGCCAGGACGACGCCGGAAATGATTTTTTTTGGGTCAAGGCGGACGGCACCGGCTACATCAAGCGCGGATTCAACACCGCGCCTGACATCGTTGCGAGCGGGACGGCTTTGGTATCTAGCCCGGTGCTGTATGGGACAAGCGCGGAGTGGATCGTGTACATCGACACCGGGGTGGATGTCGGTACCGGATGGGCGACGGCCGCTACGGATATGTATGAGGTGTCCGCGACCATTGCGGGAGGTATTTCTTCTGCTGGTGGTCTAAACGGATATACCTTTGCCGAGCCGGTGCTGGGTGACGGGCTGCGCAGCACCGCACCGAATACGCCGATCGATAATCGCATCTATATCAAATTTGCTTTCAAACCATACGATACCGGATACGGCGGGTCGATCCAGATCACCAACGTCAATTGGAAATTAGCGAGGGTTTAACCATGCTCACGTCACTCACGATCTACACCGACAAGCTGCCGCCCGACGTGGGCGGCTGCGCCAACGGGCCGGTGGTGCGCATCCGCACTAAGTACCGCGCCGACACCGGCATCCACGCCCACGAAGCTGAGCATGTGCGGCAGTGGTGGATGGGCGTGCTGATCGGCGCGCTGGCGGCGCTGACCATTTTGTTGACGCCAACAATATGGTCGGCATGGTGGCCGCTGGTGGCGCTCTCCGGCATCGGTCTGCACCCGCTCGCCTACCTGCTGCTGCCGCGTTACCGGCTATGGGCCGAGGCGCGCGCCTATCGCATCCAGTTAAAGCACTACCCGGACGACCGCACGGAGTTGTTTGCGGGGTTTATTGCTGGACGATATGGGCTGATGGTGAGCGCGGAAGAGGTGTTGCTTCTGCTCAAGGATGGGCGTCGGTGATGTTGAACGAATTGCACAGCGCCTCGTTGTTGCCCCAGGTTGCGCCGCGCTTAACCCGTTCGTCGGCTTCCTTGCACGTCATCCACGCGCCGCCCTTGCCCAGCAGGTAATCCAGTCGTGCGAAAAACACATCGTAGACTGCCACGCCATGTGCCGGTGCGCCCGGATTGGCCGAGTTCATCACCATCATGTCGTCTCCCATCTGCATCGGCAGGGTGTCCTGAGATTGCGTCGTCACCCGCACCGAGACCTTGACACCATTTCCCACCGGTGTGGCGCGGATGTCCCAGTAGTCCGTGCCGCTGACAGCGACGATCACCGCGTAGGATATCCACGGCCGGGTGGCGCTGATGCCGCTGTCGGTGTGCATGATGTTGAAGTCGCTGCCATCCGCCAGCCGCAGCAGTTTTTCCGTCGCGGCCAGCGCCTGTTCCTTGGTGACTCCGGCATAGGTGCGAGTAGTGGCGTTCAGCCATTCATCACGCGAGAGTTGCTTGGGTGGGGCGGCGCAGCCGGAGAGGGCAACGGAAAGAACGACCAGTGTCAGTACGAGCTTGCTCATAAGGTTCCTTTCGATTTTCACGGGGTCGGCACCAGCCGGCACCCGCAGTGCTTGCAGATGTTCGCTTCTTTCAAGACCAGTTCCTTGCAGTCCGGGCATTTTACGTGCGTCCGTGGTGTCGGCGCGTTCTTTCTGGAAGGGAGGATGAGCACCGCGATCAATGAGAACAAGGGGAGCAGGCACCCGAGCAGCAGCCACCCGAACCAGTCTCGCCCCCGCGATACCGCAGCAATGACGGTGAGTATGACCAGCGATAGCCAGATGATGATAACCATCTTCGCTTATTTGAACAGCGACAGCAGCGCGAGCTGTTTTTCCGGAGGCATCTTGCGGAATACGTTCAGTAGCTGCCGCTCGATATCGGTCAGCTCTGGAGTGTAGTGGCCGTGTTGTTCCTGCTTGACCGTGTAACCACCTTTCCCTGTTACCTGCACTGATTCGAGGCTGTTTCTCAGCCTTATGACGATCTCTGTATTCAAGCTTCTACCGTTTATTTTTGCTTCGCGATCCAGCCGCTCTTTTAGCTCTGCCGGCATTCTGACGCCGAACGGGTGGATGTCTCTAGTCTTTATCTGGGCTGCATTTTTCATGGTCACACCATGACACCACAAAACGCTTGACAGTCATATTCTCACCGTGTAATCATGGTTACACGATGTAACCATGAAAAGGCACCAAGATGAAGATCACGGCAACCAGTAAAGACAAGTCGGTGCGGATTCGGTTTCCGGACCGCGTCCTGAGCTTGGTGGATGAATCGGCGGCGCAGGAAGGCCGCAGCCGCAACACGGAGATCATCAAACGGCTCAGCGAAAGTTTTGGCATGGGCGCAAGGAAAAGAAGGCGTTAAAGGGTAACCGCCCGGCGTTGGCGCGCCGGGCTGGTCGGTGGTGCGTGATACTCGCTCGCTTGTGGTAAGCAGCCCCAGTATCCCGTCTCACCTCCGAAAGCAAAAGGTTAAGTTTCAGGGGGGGATTCACAGATGGGCGCAACAGTTCCAAGGGACGTGCATGAGGCGTTCCGGCAGGTTTGCTATGACTTCGGGGTGGAGAAACTGGCCGGCATGATGGGCATCCCGGCCGGCACGCTCTACAACAAGTGCAACGTCAACGAAACCAGCCACCACAAGCCGACGCTGGCCGACTGTGTCGTGGTGACGCTGCTCACCGGCGACAAGCGCATCGTTCAGGCGTTCGCCCGCACCGTCGGCGGCGTGTACTTCGACCTGCCCGACCTTTCCAGCCTCTCTACCGACGCGCTGCTGATCGCCCTCGCCCAGGTGCAGATCACCAACGGCAGCTTCCACCACGAGATCCACGATTCCCTGTCCGGCGATGACCGGATCGACCCTAGGGAGTACGCACGCATCGAGCGGGCGGCGCACGCCTATCTGGCGGCGATCCTCGAGGGGCTGGCGAGGATGCGCGAAATGTCCGGGGTGAATGAATGAGCGCCAGACCGATCCCGGCCAGCCTGGCCAAGCGCGGCATCACCGGCGTGAGCGACAACCTGTTTCCGGGCGACACCCTCAACGTGGGGCGCGCCTTCATCAACGTGTTTCGACCCGAGCTGGAAGCCCGGCTCATTCGCGGAGGGAAGCAACCATGCCAAGACAACAGCAGCTCGCCCTGCCGATCGGGCAAGTAGAGCCACCGGAACACCTGCTGCGCGCCGCCTGGGAGCGCTGCAGGCTGCAGCAGAGTTTTGAGGAGGCGATGCAACTGACGCATTTCCGCATCGCGTTGAGGCGCACGGCCATGGTCATGGCTACCAAAGGGAGGAAGAAGAGATGACAGCAGCAATCCTGTTTCACCCGCAGATCACGGCGGCGGAGGCGAAGAGCATCGCGACAGGGCAGGGCGGACGTGCGGTATGGAGCCGCGGCCGCATCCGCATGGCGATGTGGCACAGCGACCAGGCAGACGCCGCGATCGAGGCGGAAAACTACCCCGCCGCGCTGAGCCACCTGCGCGCGGCGCACGAGGCGGTATTCGGTGGGGAGGTTGCGCCATGCATGTCCTGATCCTGTCGAAGTTGCGGCGCCTGATGGAATTCATGAGGAACGATTGGGCGATCACCCGGCGGCACTTTAAGGAGGCGGTCAAATTCTGCCGCAGCTACCAGTTTTTCAAGAGCCGTGGTTTCACCCACAAGGCAGCAATGTTCAACGCAAGAAACGCCTTATAGGCACCCGCCCGGCGACGGGCACAACCAAAGGAGCGAGCGATGTTTAACCAGAATCAACATGAAGGGGCAGCCGTCTTCGGACGCTACCTCCTCCCCGCCGAGCAGCGCAGGCTGCTCGGCACCATCCGGCAGTATTCCAGCGAGGTAGCGAAGCGCGACGGGGCAGTGTGCCGCCTGCTGATCGGCAGCGGCATGCGCATCGGCGAGACCCTGCTCATCTCGGTGGGCGACGCAGCGGCCGCGCTGCAAAGCGGCCACCTGTTCATCCCGAAGGAACACCGCAAGGCCGAGGCCTGCGACCTCTCGGTGCTGCTCACCAGGTCGGTGCGCGCCGCACTGGAAGACCTGCTGGCGCTGCGCGACGGCGCCGAGCTGGACGAGGCGCTGATCGTCTCGCGCAAGAGCAAGGTGCGCGGCTGGAAGGCCATGACCGTGCGCGCCTTCGAGCTGCGCGTGGCCTATTGGGCAAAGCTGGCCGGGTTGCCGGAAGGCGTCTCACCGCACTGGTTTCGCCACACCCACGCCAAGAACATCATGCGCGAGTCCGAGGCCGCCGACCCGCTGCGCGTCGCCCAGCTTTCGCTCGGCCAGATCAGCCGCCGCAGCACCGAGATTTACACCAAGCTCGACCGCGAGGAACTCGAAGCCGCCCTGCACCAGGTGGACGGCAAGGTGAACGGGAAGCCGAGGCTGAGACTGGCCGACCTGCGCAAGGCACACGAGGGGAGGGCGAGAGCATGAGCCAAGCCACCATGGACACCCCAACACCCACCCTCGAAATCGTCCTCAAGGATATCAACGAAGGCAGGCACATCCCAGACCCGAACAAGAAGATCAGGGTCGAGCTGACCGTGCCGGAAACCGATCTGCCAAAGCTGCATGCCTGGATGCATTCTGACACCCACGAGAAGGCAGAGGCCGTCCGAAATGCGGGCATCGAGGAATGCACCGAGAGCCTGGAGTATGTCGTCAACTACGCCGCACGTGAATATGGCAGTGGCGCCAAGGTGTTCGCCACCTTCCTGGCATCGCTCTACAACGGAAACCGCGTCAAGGCCGATGTGAGCGACATCGGTGCTCTGGATGCCTGCAACTTCGAACACCTGATGAACGTGCTGCGCCTGTGCTTCGCCACCCACCAGGAGCCGCACAGCTTCTTCAAAAACGGCAACGCCATCTTCGAGGGCATCATCAAGCGCCATGGGCTGGAAAAGCGGAGGAAATCATGATGGCCAGCGCCTCCACCCTCAAACACCACAAGCTGCGCGCCCGCCGCCTTTTCTCGCTGGCCGAAAGGTCGCTCAGCCATGCCTCCCGCAGGAGCCGGAACGGTCTTACCGTGCACACCCTGCTCAACCGCGCGGCGAAGCTGCAACGGCTGGCCAGCGCCGAGCTGAAAAGGTGCCGCCATGAATAAGACCGCCTGCCCGAAGCACGACACCGGCGGCGGGCCGTGCTACTGCCCCGGCTCGATCTACCGCCCATGCGGAACCTGCCACCTCGCCTGCGACTGCCGCGAGCGGCAGGTCGCCGTGCTCATCAAGGCGGCGCTGGATGCGGCCACCGAGCTGGACTGGATGAAGCTCGGCCTCGTCGGAGTCAGCAAATCGCCGGATGAAGACCAGCACAGGCAGGATAGGTGCGGGCAGATCGTCGAGCGGGTGTACGCCGCCTGCGAGGCGCTGGGCGTGGATATCGCCGCGCATGAGGTGACGGCATGAGACTGAGCCAACTGATAGCCGAGCTGCAGGCGATGATGGACGAGCACGGGGACGCCGAGCGCGTCGCGCTTTGCGTCGCAAGGGGCGGCGAAGTGCCGCGCCGGGCGGATTTCCACGGCGACATCGAGGTGCAGCACGACAACGCCAACTATCCCAGAGGTATGGTTTACCTGGTAGTGGATGCCAAAGAGACGGCCAAGCGTCGTCCGAGCGTAAAGAAGGTCACCGAAGATGACGAAGAACCTGTCTGCCCGAGAATCAGCCACCCCAAGCCGGGCGTGACTGTGCATCGGTGCCGGTGAGGTGATCATGAGCCGCCAAAAACCCAAGCGCAACAAACCCTACCGCCCGCGCCAGATCCGCATCCCCGTCACCGGCCTGAGCAAGGACTTCGGCATCGTGCTGCACACCGCCTACAGCGCCGCGACGCTCGGCTATTTCAGCAAGGAGCAGTACGACCGCATCGGCCAGGCGATCAACTGCCTCTACGGCGCGCTGGTGCTGCGCCCGCCCAAGGACGCCGCCGTGACCATCGTCATCGAGGGCGTGATGCGCGCGATGAACGAGGCAGGCCTGCGCGGCTACGCCACCGGCGTCTGGGCGCTGCGCGACACCGAACAGGCCGCCCTGCTGGCCGGCATCAAAAAGGCCGAGGAACACCTGCCCATGATGGACGTGATGACCCTGCACGAATCCATGCAGCGCATCAAGGCCATGGGGCCGGAGGTCGGACAGGACGCGAGGCAGGTGTTTCTCGCGAAGAAGCCACAATTTGAAGGAGCGACAGCATGAACGACCCCCACATCCGACCGGACATCCTCACGCAGTCCGGCAACTACTTTAATTTCCTTGAGCCGCACACCAGCGAGATCCACATCGAGGACATCGCCCACGCGCTGTCGCACCTCTGCCGCTTCACCGGCCACACGCGCCAGTTCTACAGCGTCGCGCAGCACTCGGTGCTGGCTAGCAGGTTTATCGAATGGCTCGATCCTGACGCCGCCATGGCGGCGCTGTTGCATGACGCCGCCGAGGCCTACATCGGCGACATCTCGCGCCCGCTCAAGCAACTGCTGCCGGACTACAAGGTGATCGAGGAGCGCGTCGAGCGCGCCATCTTCCCGATCTTCGGCATCGCCTACCCGCTATCCAAGGCGGTGAAGACCGCCGACCTAATCCTGCTCGCCACCGAGCAGCGCGACCTGATGCCGGAGCATCACGACGAATGGGCGCTGATCAAGGGCATCACGCCATTGCAGGAAACCATCGAGCCGTGGACGCCTGAGCAGGCCTTCCGCGAATTCATGCGGCGCTATGAAGAACTGGGCGGGGTGATGGGATGAGCGGGCACACGAAAGAGCCGTGGGTTTACGCATGTGGAGATGCTGAACATCTAGGAATCATTATTGGTAGACATGGTGGTGAGGTTGTTGATGGCGAGTTTTCAGAAGCAAACGCCCGCCGCATCGTCGCCTGCGTGAATGCCTGCGCAGGCATCCCGGATGAAAAGCTGCAAAGCTGGATGAACCCGCCAGAAGGCCAACTCGGCGCACCGCACGGAACATGGGCGCAGCAGTTGTTTGAAGTCGGGGAGCAGATGATCCAGCTTCAGCGGGAGCGCAACGAGCTGCTGGCTGTAATGAAAAAAGCAGCCGCTGGTTTGGAAAAGGATGGAGACGAATTCGGTATCGCATCTGAATTGAGCGCAGCCATCGCCAAAGCGGAGGGCACAGCATGATCCCCCTCGACACCCTTACCACCCTCCACGCGCTGCTGTCCGCACTGATCGCCGCGATCAACAAGGACGCCATCAACGGCGGCTTCGAGCTGCTGGCCGGGTTCTTCGTGCTCAACCACTGCCGGGTGCTGCACGCCCACAAGGCCGTGCGCGGCGTATCCATGGTCAGCGTGGCGTTCTTCACGCTGTGGGGGCTGTGGAACCCGTTCTACTACTCCGCCCTGCAACAGCCGCTCAGCTTCTACGGCGGCATCTTCGTCGTCGCGGCCAACGCGCTCTACCTGGGCATGATGTTCAGCTACCGCAGCGCCGTGCGCACGGACGAGCACACCATCTACCTCGGCGCGGAGAGCGCCTGCATCAAACAATCTGGAGACCAAGCATGAGCTACTACATCGCAAGCCTGAAGCACACCAACAAGGGCTGTGAACACATTACGTTTTGGGGCGTGAACTGGTGCGGATACACGCCAGTCGTCGGAGACAGAATCGGAGAGTACGCCGAAGGGGATGCAGCGAAGCTGAACGATGGCGAAGACTACATTGCTGTTCCCGTCGAAGCGGTGAAGGCTCTGCTGTCGCCAGAGCCGTATTGGAAGCCGGGTGCACGTTTCTATGACCAGCGCGGCCCGGTGGTGGACAACTCACGGAAGAACTGGAACGCGATGATCAAGGCGAGCATGAAGGCCGGCAGACCTGAAGGCGTGAAGGTGAAGCCCGAGCCGTTCCGTGGGAAGCGCCGTTCATTCGCACAGGAGGAGGCAACATGCTGACCCGCGAAATCAACCACTCCCACCTCTTCTGCGGCCTCGGCGGCGGGGCCAAGGGATTCAACGACGCCCAGCCGCGCGTCGGCAATATGGTCGGCAAGTTCCGCTGCCTGGGCGGCATCGACGTCGATCCGGCAGGCATCCGCGACTTCGAGCGACTGACCGGCGTGCGCGGCACGGTGCTGGACCTGCTCGACCGTTCGCAGTACATCGCCTTCCACGGCAAAGAGCCGCCCGCAGGCTGGCGCGAGGCTGGGCCTGCCGACATCGTGCGCGCCATGGGCGGCGAGCGGCCGAACATCTGGTTCCTCTCCGCGCCGTGCAAGGGCTTCTCCGGCCTGCTGAACGAGACCAAGAGCAAGACGGACAAGTATCAGGCGCTGAACCGCTTGACCCTGCGCGGCATCTGGCTGGCGCTGGAGGCCTACAAGGACGACCCGGCCGAGATGATCGTGTTCGAGAACGTGCCGCGCATCGCCAACCGCGGCCGCCACCTGCTGGACCAGATCGTCGAGCTGCTGCGCCACTACGGCTACGCGGTGGCCGAGACCACGCACGACTGCGGCGAGCTGGGCGGGTTGGCGCAGAGCCGCAAGCGCTTCCTGCTGGTGGCGCGCCACATCGAGAAGGTGCCGCCGTTCCTCTACGAGCCGGAGAAGAAGCGCCTGCAGGCGGTTGGCACGGTGCTGGACCGCATGCCGCTGCCCGGCGACCTGCGCGGCGGGCCGATGCACCGCGTGCCGAATTTGCAGTGGAAGACCTGGGTGCGGCTGGCCTTCGTCGAGGCCGGCAGCGACTGGCGCAGCCTGAACAAGCTGGAGGTGCAGGACGGGATGCTGAAGGATTTTCTGATTGTTCCAGACATGCACAACGGCGCGCTCGGCGTGCGCAAATGGGACGAGTCGACGGGAGTTGTTGCAGGGGCAAGTCGCCCGATGAATGGTGCGTTCTCGATCGCGGATCCACGCATGAACTGGAATGCCGGCGCACACTCTTCAAAGCTGCGCGTCACGGATTACGAGCAGCATCAGTCTGCAATTACAGGAGCACGCGGGCCATACACGGGAGCAACGGCTGTCGCAGACCCACGCACCGGCATCAAGCACAACAACTGCTTCCGCATCGTCCGCTTCGACCAGAACGCAGGAACGGTCACCGGAGGCACCGGCCCGAGCGCTGGCGGTCAGGGTGTCGCTGATCCTCGATCTACGACCGGCTTCGGCGGCAAGGGCAAGTACATCGTCACGCCCTACGGCTCCAACGCCAACACGGTGATCTCCGGCAGCACCACCGGGCAAGGCGCGTTCGCCGTGGCCGACCCGCGCCCGAACCTCAACCGCGCCAAGGGCGACAACTACCTGACCGCAGGACACTACGGCGTGGTGCGCTACGGCGATTCCTGCGGCGCCGTGTCCGCCGCTGCCGGCCACGACAACGGCCGCTGGAGCATCGCCGACCCGCGCATGCCGCAAGCCGCCGACAAACTCGTCGCCGTCATCCGCTCGATCGACGGCACCTGGCACCGCCCGTTCACCACGCTGGAGCTGGCCGCGCTGCAAAGCCTGGTCGACCCGGAAGAGCAGCTCGAACTGGACGGCCTCTCGGACAGCGACTGGCGCGAACGCATCGGCAACGCCGTCCCACCCAAAGCCGCGCAAGCCATCGCCGAAGTGATGGGCACCACCCTGCTGCTGGCATGGAGCGGCGAGACCTTCGTGCTGTCCGCCACCCCGATATGGGTGCGTCCGGTGGCGGTGGCGCTGAGCGTGGCGCAGGGAGAACATCATGGGTGACCCCTACCTCGATTTCCTCCGCGCCAAGATCAAGCTGGCCAGCTTCTCCGGGTTCGACGTTCCGCTGGAAGAGATAAACCCTGCGCTCAAGCCGCACACGCGCGCGATCGTGCAGTGGTGCGTGAAGGGCGGGAACCGCGCGGTGTTCGCCTCGTTCGGCCTGCACAAGACGGCGACGCAGATCGAGGCGCTGCGCATCATCGGCCAGCGCACCGGCAAGCCGGGGCTGATCACGCTGCCGCTGGGCGTGCGGCAGGAGTTCTTCAAGGAAGTCCGCGACCGCTTCCAGGGCGACTATGCCGTGAATCTGCGCTTCGTGCGCACCAGCGCCGAGATCGACGACGAGCGCACGATTTACCTGACCAACTACGAGTCCATCCGCGAGGGCAAACTTAACCCGAACCTGTGCGGGCAGTCATCGCTGGATGAAGCCTCGGTGCTGCGCAGCTACGGGAGCAAGACCTATCAGGAGTTCCTGCCGCTGTTCGACCAGGTGCCGTTCAAGTTCGTGGCCACTGCCACGCCCAGCCCGAACCGCTACAAGGAGCTGATCCACTATGCCGGGTACCTCGGCATCATGGACACCGGGCAGGCCTTGACCCGATTCTTCCAGCGCGACAGCACGCAGGCGAACAACCTGACGCTGTACCCGCACAAGGAGGATGAGTTCTGGCTGTGGGTGTCGAGCTGGGCGCTCTTCATCCAGCGGCCGTCCGATCTCGGATTTTCCGACGAAGGCTACAACCTGCCGGAGCTGGATGTCCGGTACCACGAAATCCCCAGCGACTACGCCACGGCCGGCGCCGAGAAGGACGGGCAAGGCCTGCTGTTCAACGATGCGGCTGTCGGCCTGCAATCCGCGGCGAACGAGAAGCGCAACAGCATATCGGCGCGGGTGGCGAAGGCCGCCGAGCTGGTAGCCGAAGCGCCGGAGGAACACTTCGTCGTCTGGCACGACCTGGAGGACGAGCGCCACGCCATCCAGAAGGCGCTGCCGGATGCGGTGAGCGTATGGGGCAGCCAGGACCTGGACGAGCGCGAGCAGCGCATCGTGGATTTCAGCGACGGCGCGCACCGCGTGCTGTCCACCAAGCCGGTGCTGGCTGGGAGCGGCTGCAACTTCCAGCGCCATTGCCACCGCGAAGTCTTCTCCGGCATCGGCTTCAAGTTCAACGACTTCATCCAGGCGATCCACCGGGTGCAGCGGTTCGGGCAAACCCGGCCGGTGCGCATCGACATCATCCACACGGAGGCCGAACGCGAGGTGCTGCGCACGCTGCTTTCCAAGTGGAAACAACATGAGGAAATGGTGACCAAAGTGACTGAGATCATCCGCAAATACGGCCTGAACAACCTATCCATGCAGGACACGCTGGCGCGCACCATCGGCGTCGAGCGCCTGCAGGTGGACAGCGACCGCTTCACGGTGGCGAACAACGACTGCGTGCTGGAGGCTCGCCGCCAGCCGGAGAACCACGTCGACCTGATCGTGACCTCCATCCCGTTCGCCAACCACTACGAATACACGCCGAGCTACAACGACTTCGGCCACACCGAGAGCAACGATCACTTCTGGGAGCAGATGGACTTCCTGACGCCGGAGCTGCTGCGCATCCTAAAACCGGGGCGGCTGTACTGCTGCCACGTGAAGGACAGAATCATGTTCGGCAACGTGACCGGCGCCGGCGCGCCGACCGTCAGCCCGTTCCACTGCGAGGCGATCATGCACGCCCGCAAGCACGGCTTCGACTACATGGGGATGGTCACCGTGGTGACGGACGTGGTGCGCGAGAACAACCAGACCTATCGCCTGAGCTGGTCTGAGCAGTGCAAGGACGGCACGAAGATGGGCGTAGGCTCGCCGGAATACATCCTGCTGTTCCGCAAGCCGCAGACCGACCGTAGCCGCGGCTATGCCGACATGCCGGTGAAGAAGACAAAGGCAGACTACACCAGGGCGCGCTGGCAGGTTGATGCGCACGCCTTCTGGCGCAGCAGCGGCAACCGCCAATTGACCGCCGAGGACCTGGCCAGCATGGGGCCGGACAAGCTCGCCAAGGCCTTTACCGAGTTCAGCCTGTCACAAATCTATGACTACGAGTTCCACATCAAGATCGGCGAGGAATTGGAGGCGAAAGGCTCCCTGCCTTCGTCCTTCATGAGCCTGGCACCTGGCAGCCACCATGCCGAGGTGTGGCACGACATCAACCGCATGCTGACGCTGAACGGTGAACAGTCGAAGCGCAACGTCGAGCAGCACGTCTGCCCGCTGCAATTCGACATCGTGGACAGGCTGATCGAGCGCTACAGCAACCCGGATGAGCTGGTGTACGACCCGTTCGGCGGGCTGATGACGGTGCCGTACCGGGCGATCCTGAAAGGACGGCGCGGGCAGGCAAGCGAACTGAACACGGCCTATTTTCTGGATGGCGTGCAGTATCTGAATGCGGCGGAGCGCCAGTTCGGCATGCCGACGTTGTTCGACTTTGAGTTGGAGGCGGCATGAGCAAAGGAATCCACCCAGCAGGCCTCGCGGCCATGAACGCCAAGCGCGCCGGCGAGAAATACCGCCCGAGCAACGGCACCGAGGGCGATTGTTTCTTCACTGCCTGGTGCAGCAAGTGTGCGAGGGATAACCATTTGCGCGAGGACACCGACTTTGAGCAATGTCTGGACGGTGACGAAGGCGACCTGTGCGAGATCATCGGCAAGACGTTCGAGCACGACGTGTCGGATCCTGCGTACCCGGTCGAGTGGCAGTACGGCAAGGACGGCCAACCCTGCTGCACCGCCTTTATTCCTAAAGGCGAACCCATCCTGCCCCTGCGCTGCAAGCACACGGTGGATATGTTTGAGCAG